AAAATAAAATTACCATCTGCCTTTCTTATTAAGACATGAGGCATTGTTGCATCATCAAACTTATAAGTAATACCAGCCTTTAAAGTCTCTTCCCATTGACCTTCTTCAAAATTACCACCGTTATTAGTTTTAAATTTGACATAGTAATTATCAAATTTAGTAGCATCATCTCCTCTTACTTCTACTAGAAAATTATTAGGTGCAACTGTAGGAAGATCAGTAAATCTTTGAATAGTATCTTTTACTAATGTAAGTTGTGTATTACCTTGGGTGTCACTTACATCAATAGTAAAATCAGAATTATCATTCTTCTTTATGTGCATAACAGGTCCATTTAATTCAATTGTAAAACCTGTTAAAGCACTACCAATACTAGGACTTAAACCATTTTGACCTAGCAATCTATCTCTTAATTTACTAGCAATAGTTGTTGTACTTAAGGTGGTATCAGTATCACTATTATGTATAGCAACACTACCATTTATATCAACAACATATTCAGTTTTATCTGTAACTTGATTAACAAAAACTATTGCTTCTACATTCGTACCTGAACTTGTAGCAGTAGACATTGCTACTGTCTTAGTTGTATTAACAACAAATGTATAATCAGCAATAGTAACTGTCCTAAAATCTGCTCTTGGATTAGATGAATCTAAGTATGTCAATCCATCAGGAATACTAATTTTATTGTTAGCAGTTGTATATGGTGTTCCATCTAATCCATAAATATTAATACTTTCATCACCAAATACAGCTACATATCTTTCATTTGTATCTCTATTAATCGTTTGTATATGGACGTTACCTATCGTAGAAGACTGTAAATTAGCTAGATACTGAACACCAGATCTTTTCTTTAATCCTTGGGTAGGACTACTTGTAGCATTGTCTTGTATATCAGCATGATCAGATTGTTTTGTTGAGTCAGCTGTTTGTGATACTCCTCTTAAAAGAGTAGGAATAGCTCTGGAGATAACACCCATAATTAACGAATTAAACCGTTAGCAGGTAAGTATGTATTAAAGACATTAGTTAAAGATGGATCTCCTCTCAAGATATTGTGATCTGCATTAGAGAAATCTGTCTCCATTAATATTGCTCTTGCTCTTATTTCATCTTGTTGGGTATAGCTTCTTAATCCTTCATCTCCTACTAAACGATCAACAAAGATTCTTGCAGCTTTGATCATTACATATCGTCTAGCTGGTTCAGGTATCTCATCAAAAGTTCTGAAGTAAACAACTACACAAGTAAGATCTTCATCAAATTCATACTTATGGTTTTGTCTGTCATAAAGCTTTGAACCAATTTGTACAACATCAATAGAAGGATGCTGATAAATATTAGTATCAACTCTTAATACATTGCTTGATAATGCAACATGGTCAGAAGAATCTCTAGTTAAGACAACATCTATTTCTGTATTAAAATGCCATCCTTCTGATTGAACATCTTTATTAATCTCATTCAAAGTTGTTTGAGCTATACGAGCGTCAACAGGCAATGTACCAGTAAGACTATTAATAGGAGCCTCACCAATAGCTGCCAACATTACATTGACTGCTTCTAACTCTGTAGTTGCTGTAGCCATTCTTTGTGCCTAAAAAAATAGGGAAGTACCAATCTCTTTCCTGATTGATACTCCCCGTATGTACTTAAGATGCAGACAACTTAATTGTAGCTGCTGCTTCTGGTCTTAGGATTCCATGACCAAGAGCATATTTCGCAACCATCAACGTACCTTGATACATAATTCCATAGTCACTTCCACTGATTTCAGTAGTCATGTCCATGAGTTTTACTGTACCAACTGCCGACTTATGGAAGACTAAACCAATAGTCTTACTATCGTCACCAGCATAGGTGTTGTTAGATCCACCTAATTCATTAGCATCAGATCCACCTGGAGGTTTGTTCTCCTGTGAAATGTTGTTGCTCATGATCACAGGCATACCTGCAATCTGCTGAACACGACCTGAAGCAAATGAACCATTACCACCTGGGTTGAAATCAGTATCGATAGTACGAGTAGCTGATTCAGGTAATTTGTAATATTCCGCTGGAGGAAGTACAACAAATCTATCTGTGCTTGGAATATCTCGCTCATCAAATGTTTGAGCGATATCATAGATAGCTGCTGCTAACTCATCACCAGTAACGTTTGCAGATGCAGTATTACCGTTAGCAAGAGTTAGAACAGTACCACCATTGCCACCAGAGATAGTTGCTGAAGCTCTTGAAGCATTAGCAATTACCTTAGCAACGTTTTGGTCATACCTTCTAGCAAGAGCCTTACCTAGTTCAGAAGCGTATGTAGCTCTGACATCGTAATGGTTCTTAAGCTCATCTAAATCACTGATGAAAGCTTGTGATATGAGTAGATCATCAATAGAGATAATCTTTTCATTTGCCTTGATTTGGTTAGCACCAACTAGAGGGGTTCCTACTGTGTGGTAGGCAGCTGTAGCTGTACCCAATACTGGAAACTGTGCTGACTTACCTGAAGAAATAGTTCTTACAGTGTGCATTCTCTCGTTGAACACATTGTTCTCTGAGAATGCAGTCAGAACTTCTCCACTGAAAACCTTGAGAAACAAGGCATCATAGGAAGTACCACTATTGTTAACCAGACCAAGGCGTGAAACTGTGGCGTTAGCCATAATTTGTTCCTTGTGTTAATTGAAAATTGATTAGCACTTCAACTGCCTTTCCTTTCTCAAAATGGTATCCCTCGCAAGGGGCACTTTAATATTGAGAAAAACTTAGAAGTAATTAAATGATAACAGTTATTTAACTTTTTATCTAAGAGCTGAATTGTCAACTGTATCTTTGTTTTGTCTTCTTTTATTCCAAGCATTTACCTGTGCTGCTGTCACACCTGATGGTAAATAAGTTTCATCACCACCTGAACTTATAAAGGCTTGAGCCTTCATTCTTTCTGCTCTACCACTAGGTTCCCACGGACCTTTGTTCTTTTTCTTTTTAAACTTTGAAAGTAAACCCATGATTGTTACCTCCTAGTAGAAAAGACATCGCTATCAGCCATACGAGCATAGACCTTCTCTGTATAAGTAACATCTTTTCCATATCTAGGATCTTTCATAGCAGCTTTTACTTCTTCAGAAGATCTAAATGGTGTTACACCACTTTGACCAGACTTACCACTTACTAAATCAGGTTCAGTTCCCATAGCATTTTTGTATTGTGAATAAAGACCTTGTACTCCCCATTTTATAGCGGAGACATTTCCTTGATTTAATAAAGCATCAAATTCTTTTTTCTCCGATTCTGGTAAATTCTGAGTAGCCCAAGATTGAAGCTTGGTATATTCAGCATCACCACCAATAGAATCTTTAATAGATTGAATTTGTTGACCAGCAATAGCAGCAGCTCCTTCAGCATTACCTCTTAATCCATTGAGATAAGTATCAACAATAGTTTTAGAAAAACCTGCTTCTCCTAATTTGGAATAATCATCTTCTGATATCTCACTAGTTTCTTGGAAACGTTTAGAAATATCTTGGAGATCAATTCCAACTTCTTCTAATACTTCAGCTAAGCCTTCACCATAAAATTCCTTAGCATCAAATTCTGATTCTTCTTCTGTTGTTTCTTCTGTTGAAGCTTCAGTTTCTGATTCAGTAGTCTCTTCTTTTTGACCTAGCTTTCCTTCTAATTCTTTATAAGAAGCAGCAAGATCTTCTACTGATTTAAACTTACCTAAAATAAGACCATCATCATCAGTCTCATTTTTAGCAAGAGTTTCTAAATCCTCTCTAGACATAGGAGGAGTTTCTTGTGTAGCTACTTGTGATTCAGCCATAAATTAACCTTTAGAAGTTGAGATTGTGTTTCCTTTTCTGGTTTTATATTCCACCTTTTGTGATGTGTCAGTATTAATTTCAGGAGAAAGTCTACTGACTACAGCATTAGCAGAAGTATCTTTTACTGCTTTTGCTGGCTTTGGTTTTGGTGTTTCTATTTGTTCAGCTGTTTCAGCTGGCTTCTTGGTTGGCATCAGTTTGCTCCGTTAGTTGTTGTGCTTGTGCGTTGTTTTTAGGATCCATTAAAGGAGACCCTAAAGCAGCTGGTCCAAGATGTTGAATCAGCTGTTGTTGTTGTTGTGCTTGTAGCTCTTGTTGAATTTGTTCCTGGGACTTAACCAGATTAGCTGTATCTATACCAATTGAGTTGGCTAAACGTTTAATTGCCTCATCTACATTCATATATTGCCTCATAATATCTGGTCCTAATGCTTGAGAAACTGTAC